GGCACCGGAACGAATCAGCAGGACTACACCCTGACGAAGATTTCGGTATCGTCCTACGCCACCATCGCCAACAAGCTGGTGACGGGCCGCCCGGTGCAGGTTTACGTCAACCGCCAGATCACCCCGACCTTCACGGTCTGGCCGACCCCGGATGCTGCCCGGACCTACACGCTGGCCTATTGGCGGCTCCGTCGCATTCAGGACACCGGCACCCCGGCCTCCAACGTGATGGACATGCCGTTCCGTTTCATGCCCGCCCTTATTGCTGGCTTGGCTTACTATGTAGCGATGAAGAAAACCTCGGCCATAGACCGGGTGGCTGGGCTGAAGACGATCTACGAAGAGCAGTGGCAGTTGGCTGCGGACGAGGACCGGACAAGGGCTTCCTTCCGGTTCGTGCCGTTCATCCCCCAGAGGCTATGAAATGACGAGCCGGTTTGCCGCTGGCAGGAGGGCCAAGGGTACTTGCGACATGTGTGCGGGGGTCTACCTGCTCCATGAGCTTCGTCCGGAAATCTACAACCAAGCCCCCACCGGGTTTCTGGTTTGCTCCAGTTGCTGGGATTTGGATAACCCCCAGCTTCAGTTGGGCAAATTCCCGATCAACGATCCTCAGGCTCTGCGAAACCCCCGTGTCGATACCAACCTGATCCAGAGCCGACAACTTTGGGGATGGTCTCCAGTAGGTAATGCGTCCACCCAGTCTCAGGTATATGCTGGGTTCGTTAGCGTAAATGGTCAGTTCCAATTTCCCAATACTCAGGAGAATCCGTGATGGCTAAGGGTAAATTTGAAGATTCCAAGAAGGACAAGGATCAGGACAAGAAGCTGGCTGCCAAGAAGGGCATGAGCTTCAAGGCTTGGGAGAAGTCCCCGATGGATGCGAAGCATGACCGGCAGGGTTCCATGAAGGGACTCAAGGCTGGCGGCAAAGTCAAAGGCAAGTATTAGGAGGGACCGACCATGGCTGACAAAAAGACGAAGTCGTTAGAGTACGCCGTTGACGAAGCGGAATTTATCCCCAAGACATCGATTCGCCCGCGCAGCCCCGAACTGATGGGCCAAAGGATTCGGCCCAGTCAGTGGGACCAATATACCGACCAGAACGAGGCTGCAAGGGCTGCGGACCTTGAGGACATCAGCGCCGCATCTAAGATTGGGTTTAAGAACATGGATCGACGTATCTCCGGCGAAAGATACGCCAAGGGCGGCGGTGTCACCCGCTTCAAAGACGATCACTGCGGCCATGCAGACATGAAGCGTGGCGGTTCCGTTAAAAGCAAGTGTTAGGAGAACGACAATGGCAAAAGCAAAAGGTGTTACCAGCGGCGCGATGAAGTCTGTTGGTCGCAACATGGCTCGGGCAAATAACCAGAAGTCTTCGGCCAAGGTGCCGATGAAGTACGCCAAGGGCGGGAATGTGAAGGCTCCCAAAGAGATGGTCCCCCCGTCTGGCAAGATGGGTTCCATGAATGGCATGGGCATGGACGACAGCGGCTTTGGTTCCGGCACTGCCCGTGGCGGCAAGGCCCAGACCAAGGGCAAGGCTTTCAAGGGATCGTTCTAACCTAACCCCCAGAGGGGATGAACCGTGGCTTGGACATACACTACGCTGAAAGCTGCTATCGAGTCCTATCTGCAAAACTCCGAGACGGAGTTTGTCGATACCTATATCGATGTCGCCATCAGGCAGGCTGAAGACCGGATTTCCAAGTCGGTTATCCTCCCCGCAAATCGGAAGCATGATCTGATCAATCTACCAAGTGGCTCAACCACGGCTGATCTTCCTTCTGATTTTCTGGCTCCATTCGAACTCAGGATCAACAACGCGGGGGAGTTCACGCACGTTGATTACTCGGATGTCTCCTACATGCGTTCGGCATTCCCCAACCCGCTAATGGTTGGGGTGCCTCGCTGGTATTCGATGTTCGATGCAACAACCATCATCTTGGCACCCACTCCGACAACTGGTCTGAGAGGGTGGCTCAACTACTTCCACAAACCGGAGTCCATCGTTACTGCCGGAACTTCGTGGCTCGGCAGTAATGCCGAGAACTGTTTGCTCTATGGCTGCTTGGCAGAGGCTTACACCTTTCTCAAGGGCGACCCTGACCTGATGAAGCTGTACGAGGAAAAGTATCAGGTTGCTTTGGGTGGTCTGAAGAAACTTGGTGAAGGCATGGACCTTGGGGATGCATATCGAATGAATGAGCGCCGGGTGACTGCATGATTCAGCAGACCCCCACGGCCAGTTTCAGACAACAATTGCTGGAGGGCGTGCATGATTTCCGCACGACCGGGAACGTCTTCAAAATTGCCCTCTACTCCAGTTCCGCCACGCTTAACTCCTCGACCACGGCCTATTCATCCTCCGGGGAGGTTAATGTTTCCGGCTACACGGCGGGCGGGGCAACCCTGACCAACGTGAACCCTTCCTCCAGCGGCACCACTGGATTTACAAGCTTCTCTACGGTGACATGGGCGGCCAGCGGACTGACCGCTCGCGGTGCCTTGATCTACAATTCAGATGCTGTGGGGTACACCAACCCGTCCGTCATGGTTCTGGACTTCGGGATGGATCGTTCTGACCTGAGTGGGGTTTTCACGATTACCTTCCCAACCTTTAATTCCTCATCTGCGATTATAAGGGTTAGCTAAATGCCCAGTACATACTCAACCAATCTCAAGCTGCAATTGATGGCCACGGGCGAGGACAGCGGCACTTGGGGCGTCAACACCAACAACAACCTTGGCACCCTGATCGAGGAGTCCATTGTCGGTGCTGCTACGGTTGCCATGGCAGACGCCAATCAGACCATCACGACCCCTGATGGGGTCACGGGAAGTGGTCGCCATGTCTATCTCAATTGTACTGGGGTCCTGACAGCCAACCGCAATCTGGTTGTTCCGACATTGAACAAAAACTACGTCGTTACCAATTCGACCACGGGTGGGTTCTCCATCGTGGTCAAGACGACAGCCGGTACGGGTATCACCATAGGCCCCGCCCTGAAGCGGTATGTCTACGCTGACGGAACCAACGTCGTAGAGGCAATTAACAGCGTTGGTGATTTTACCGTTGCGGGTACTCTCGGTATCTCTTCGGTGTCTACTACGGGTAACGCTACAATCGGTGGCAACCTTGCGGTCACCGGCACAACGGCTCTGACGGGCAACGCCACGATGGCCGGTACAGTGGGCGTTACCGGGGCTGTGACCGGAGCCAGCTTCAACAAGACTGCAATCACCGCCCCGGCGACCGGGTCTACTCTGTCTATTGCTGACGGCAAGACGTTTACCGCCAGCAATACGCTGACGCTGACCGGAACAGATAACACAGCCATGACGTTTCCGGGAACCTCCGGAACGGTTGTCACGCTTGACGCTACGCAGACGCTGACGAACAAGACGCTAACCAGTCCAACGATCAACACTCCCACGATTAATACCGCAACAATCAATACAGCGACTATCAATACCGGATCGATGGGCGCTGCCTCGACCGCGACGACGCAGACGGCGGGCGATAACTCCACGAAGCTGGCGACGACGGCATACGTTGACACCGCAGCAACCAACACAGCCTACGTCACGATGAAGGTTATCGGAGCATTCCCGTTCAGCTTTTCCTACACGCCCCGCCGGTCCACTTCTATCTTGACTATCGAAGTCGACATTCCGTCTATTGGCGGCTCGAACACCACCAATTCTTTGACGGTGACCGTCGGTGCGTCAACGCTCAACACGGCCTTTATCCAGTTCACAAACCTAGCCTACCACGCAAGCCCATTTCGCGTCATTGGGACGTATCAGGTTGCGTCGGCTGCGGCGCTTACTATTGGCTCCGCTTTGACGGGCGGCGGCACGCTGACGGGCTCGGGAACGGTGTACATGCGCGTCACTGAATCCTACGGAGTGATTTCGTGATTTCGCTATCAGCGCAATCCGGATTGACTAGAGGCATGGTGTCCTGATGCTTACCCCCCTGAAGTTTAAGCCGGGGATCGTCAAAGACCTGACCAGATATGCCAACGAGACTGGCTGGTTTGATTCCAACTGGGTTCGGTTTCGTATGAGCCTTCCAGAGAAGATGGGGGGCTGGCAGAAGTATTCGACTTCTACATTTCTGGGGATTTGCAGGGCTCTCATCAACTGGACGATTCTAAGTGGAAGGCAATACTTCGGACTCGGAACCAACCTGAAGTATTACATTAATTCTGGCAGTGGTTCTTATACTGACATTACTCCAATCCGCAGAACAGTTACCTTGGCAGCCGATCCGTTTGCCACCACCATTGGATCGACCACAGTTACAGTGACAGACGCTGGCCATGGTGCTGTCCTGAATGACTTCGTGACCTTTTCTGGAGCAACCAGTTTCTCCGGTATCCCGGCAGGAGACTTTAACCAAGAACACCAGATCACCGGCATCATCAATGGCAGCAGTTACACAATCACCGTAGATACGGCAGGCCAAATCGTTGCTTCGGGAGGCGGCGCAGCGGTTGAGGCTGAGTACCAGATCAATGTTGGTCTTGCTAACTCAGTGCCGGGTGTTGGGTGGGGCGCTGGCACATGGGGGCATGATACATGGGGATCGGATGCCACCGATGGCATTTCACAAAATCTCCGTCTCTGGTCGCATGATAACTACGGAGAAGACCTGATCGCGAATGTCCGCAATGGTAACATCTATTACTGGGATGCGACCACGCCGCTGGCAAGAATGGTTCCTCTTGAGGATATACCCGCCGCGTCTGATGCCCCGGTTGTTGCAACAATTATCATGGTGTCCTCTGAAGAGAGGCATGTTCTTGCATTCGGGACCAACCCGATTGGGTCGGCAACCCAAGACCCTCTCTTCATTCGCTGGTCCGCAACGGAAGATGCCGCTGACTGGACGCCGACCGTAATCAATACAGCCGGTGGCTATCGCCTTTCTGTCGGCACCAAGATTGTAGCTGTTCTTGAAGGAAGAGCAGAAACTCTTATCTACACGGATGTTGCCATCTACCAGATGCGCTGGACGGGAGCGCCCTTTGTCTTCAGCTTCGTTCAGATTGGTACGAACATCGCAATCATTTCTCCCAACGCGGCAGTAGCCTTGGGAGATGTTTCATTCTGGATGGGTCACAACCAGTTCTATTCCTACAATGGTCGCATTCAGATAATGAATTGTCCCGTTGCGGATTATGTATTTAGTCGTTTGACCATGGCGCAGTCTCAGAAAATCTATGCATTCAGCAACAGTCACTTCGATGAAGTCGGTTGGCTTTATCCCGGAGACAGTAATGAATGCGACAGCTATGTGATCTACAGTATCAGGGAAAACGTCTGGTACACTGGCTCACTCGGCAGGACCGCATGGATTGATCGTGGTCCGAGTTATCTGCCGGTAGCCACTTCCGAAGACGGCTACCTGTATGACCATGAGTATGGTTATGATGATGGCAGCACCAATCCGCCATCTCCGATAACGGCTTACATCGAGAGTTCTCCCATGGAAGCGCCGAATGGTGAGCAGTTCATGTTCATCAACAGGTTCATTCCTGACGTTACGTTCAGGGATTCTTCGGCGGCGAACCCGTCCGTGGACATGACCTTCACCATGCAGAACTATCCGGGCGGAAGCCTTACGCAAAACTACAGCAAGACAGTCACGCAAACCTCGACGGTCACAGTGGAGCAGTTCACGGAGCAGTGCTTTATCCGCCTCAGGGGAAGAAGCGCATCCTTCCGCTGCGAGAGCAATGACCTTGGGGTTGCTTGGCGTCTTGGTGTTGTCCGCGCTGACATCAGATCGGATGGCAGGCGATGAGGCTTCCCAATCCGCCTCCGGATTACGAAATTGCGTGGGGCAACC